AAATTCCTCTTGCCCCAATTTGTAATCCTTGGTCGCCTCCGCTACCCGCTTTTACTTGACGGATAATATAATTACTCCCATCGTAACCAACTTCTAAACGGCTATAATTTGAAGCGTCAGTATTTACCCCATAAATATTTACTTTATTTACCCCACCCTTTAAGAAAGATGATATTCCCTGTTCGTTAATAGAAAATATTCCGGTCGGTATTCCATTATCACCCATTATACTAAATTGTAATGAGTTTCCTGAATCAATTATATTACTATTTACCAACCCACTTCCATCTGGAGAAAATTTAGGAATATAACCCGACGTTCCTACTCCAGTCAATCCACCCGCCACCGCTTCTCCACTAAGAAGAACTCCGGTTCCGTTGACGGTAGGACGAACAGAAAAAGCGGGATTTCCGCTGAGGACATATCCGCTTGGATTTGAAGCCGCGTAGAAAAGACCACTCTGCGTCTTTAATACGAATTGGGCGCTATCTAAAGTAGATACGCTTACTTGTGTTGGCGAAGTTTGAACCGTGACATCCATTTAAGGATGATTACACATATTAACGCCCCTCAGACATGATTTTCATTATCTCAGGCGTTGGCCGAGAAGGAGTCGGCTGTTTAAGGGGTTTCCTATAAGCCGCTACATGCTGCCTGAACTCCTGTAGGAGACGCTTTTGAAGCCGTTCCCTATCATCAACTGGGATAATACCCAAAGACGAAGCGTGAGTATGCAAATCGGCTTTGGTCATTTCTTTAAGATTATTCAAATAAACCTCTTCGTCAAGAGTTTTATATTTGGAAAAGCCAGAATCACCCCAAATTTGGTCAAGAGTGGTGGGTTGAAAAGTCTCCTCTTTCCCGTGTATCTGAGTTATAGTATCAATTTTGCGCTTTCTTGGCATATATCTATTATACCCTTTAAAACCGAAAGTTTCTTAACAAAGACAAAAAAAATTGGGGGAAATTTCTTTCCCCCAACGTGAATTTTAACTTCGGAATTAGATGGCAACCCCAACTGCGACCCGACCGTCCAAACAAACCCGACCTTCTTGCAGCGAGCCGAACCATCCGATTTTATCGACTCGTTTGATGTTGTATTGGTCATCAACTTCAGCCGTAAACGTGCTGTCGGTTTCGCCGTCCTTGGCAACTGGGCGGATAAATGCGCCACGGGAATTGTCAAGACCAACAATGATTTGGTCCGTGCTTGAATCCCAATAGCTAGATGAACCCGGCCCTACAATTTGCGAAGCAGTAACGAAATTGTTGAACAAAGTATTATACTTTTGTCCATCGCCGAATTCCTGCATTTCCACCAAGTTCACGCCGAACAAGCTGGCCATACCCGCGTTACGGTAAATGTCTTCGCGAGCCGACTCAGGAAGCTGGCTGAACGAAGTTCCAGATTGTGGATAGATTGGGTTGAAAGCCATCGCTCGAACTTGCGCCATTACTTCAGGCGAAAAGTACAAGTGAGTTACCCCGCGAGAAAACGGAGCAGCAGGCGTTCCACCATCAAAGGAAGCGTTAATTCTCTTGATGAGCGTCAACAGGTTGTTGAAGTCATCAGGCGAAAAAACGTCAGCCGTTACGGATGGAAGAACGTGTTTTGCGTTCGGGTTCGCGGAAGAGTTAGGAACATTAGTCGCCGTCGAAGTGCTGGCTTCCGCCAAAGCCCTCAAAATAACCGCCCAAGCATTGCGTTCCTGTTTAACAAGAACTTCTTGAGCCATGCGCTCAACTGCTTTCGCGATTATGTCAAGGCGGGCCTTGCGGGCATAACGTTTCTGAAGAGAAACAGCGCTATCCAAACGATAGGTGGCAATCTTCAGTTCGTTCATACCAGTAAGCTCACTGGTTGGCAAGCCTCCAGCTACGCTTTGACTCCAAACCTGAACAAAGTTAGCACCTTCATTGTAGTAAAGGTCTAAAGGATAAGACGGATTATCCGTATCCTCGTTATAGGGCGCATCAACGTAAATGGTAGATGCCGTGCCAGCCTTCAAAAGAAGCTTTTGAACGACGCCCCCCATCAACCTCCCGAAAGCTTCTTGAGCTTCGCGGGAGACTGTCATGTTTTTGCTACCCATTGCCTGAATCAATTGATTTTGTTCAGGGGTATTTTTTAGTGTAAGTCTCATATTTTTAAATCCTCCAAATTATTAGATGTCGAGTTTGATTAATACGCAGTTCTTGGAATCCTTCGTTCCGAGAGCGAAACCAACTTGTGGAGAAGTAATACCACTGACGCCAGTAGCGGTTCCGCTAGGAGTCGTTGTGGCAATAATTCCGCGCACATATCCGGTTGTCAATTCTCCTGAAGGCCCACAATACAGCGCCGATTGAGCGACTGGAGTTTGAGACGCCAAAAGAGTGCCTGAATAAAGGAAAATACCACGAGTTACAATCGGCACAGCTTGACCGCTAAGGACAACGCCCATTTCGGCGGCTTTCTGTGGATTAAACTTGAGTTGTTCTCCGTTTTCATCAGTTTCGCGAACATCCATCAGCATCATGCCGATAGGGGTTTCGCCCGCTCCCGCTGTTGCGACCTTGGCGTATGCGCCATATCGAATCGACACGGTGTTATTGTAAGATTGTCCAACGCTGCTAAGAAATTCAAGTTGTTCGTCAGTTGCGACGAAACCCGAATTACCAGTCGTTTTGACAAGAGTTCCTGCCGTAGCAGGGAGTGTTCCGCTGAAAGAGAAAAGATTAATTACATCTTTTTCATCATAATCACGGAATGGTCTTAATGTAGGCATATTTTATTCTCCTGTAAATTTTTTAGTCTGTTAGTTTAATGTCCGAAACCCACTGGTCAACGCCGAAGGCTTTCTGGAATTTTTCCATAGTCGTTTCTTCTTTCGAAGGAGTATTTGGAATAGTGGTTTTTGTTTTTCCTCCGCCTTCTATTGCTCCCTCTACGGCCTTGGTTTGTTCGTCTTTCAAGCTTGCTTTAGCGGTTTCAGGTTCATTATTTTTCTTCGCTTCTTTTTCCTTAGCAGCCGCTTCTTCTTGTTCTTTCTTTTTGGCTTCGATTACGCTCTTTTTCTTTGCAGCCAAGAGAACGTTCAGTTTCTTTTTATAGTTTTCGAAACCGGCGTCGTCCAAATCAGTAACTTCTGAAGCTATAACTTCGCGCTCCGCGTCAACCAATTCGAACTCTCCATCCAATGAGGCCATCCTCTTGGTAAAAGTATCCTGCTTAATACGGGCGTCCTTTTCTTTCTTAAGCTCGTCTAGCGAGGCGGAGACCTTATCCATATTTTTCTTCAATGAGTCGTGCTCTTCGATAAGTTTTTGGTGAGCTTCCTTGGAAGCTTTTAGTTCATTATCGACCTTAGCCTTTTCGGCTTGGAAATTTTTGTCAGCATCACGAATTTGTGATTTGACCCATTCAGTCATGTCACTGGCGGAAATCTGCTTGAGATTGTCGTCGGTAATGTCTTCAATTTTGTTAATCTTAACGCTCATAGCTATAGCTTTCTCTTTGATTATTACAGTATTTTCGTTTTTATGTGAAATGTTTTTTGTTTTATTTTGGTCTGTCTCTTCAGACTTACTAGCTGACGAAGCTTTTGTGCCCTCTGTTTCCTCTTTAGTTTTCGGGGTAGCCACTCCTCCAACTTCGGCGGCAGGGGTTTCCGTAAGCCCGATTCCAAGAGGAATGACCTTTCCTATTACTTTTCTATAAACTTTTTCGCCGTTTGGAAGGATTCCCTTTCCTCCAAGACCCTTTAAATAGCCTTTAATTTTCTCAATTTCCTCTTCATTGGTGATAATTTCAGCCCCCTTGAGGTTCTTGGAATCCCCGTCTATCTTGGCTATCGAATATTCGGAAAATCCAACTTCCCAGCTTGCTGAAATGCTTTGATACGTGTCGCTGGCCGGGTCGCTGGCTTCTTCTACGGCGTCGGTTAAATCTCTATTAACCATTCTCCATAATACGCCGCCTAAAGTAACATTGAAAGGTGCTTCTGATTTTAAAGCTTCTTCTTCGGTGATTAATTTGTCGGTTCCGAATTCCGTGAAGGTATAATTAAGAACGTAACCAATAACGGAGTTTCTTTTATGTTCTACATTTATTGGAGACATGGGAAAGGATTTAGCAAGCGCAACAGCCTCCTCCGAACTAATACAATCCCCGTTTTTATTTACCCTGTTTGCAATAAAAGCGTTGAACGCGACGGGTAAGAGGGAGGAATTGTCAATTCCCTTGGGGACGAAATTAGATAGCTCCTTCAAAGAAGCAACAGCGAGCAGGGCGTCCTTCTCTTTGTCTACCAGACATTTTAGTTGAGAAGAAAAGGTTGTAGTGTATTTAAATTCCTTCACGAGATTAAATACACCATTTTTTGATGTTTAACTCCAAGAAAATAACTTTTCTGTCATTTCGTCTTCTAAAAACAATTCATCCACGAAATTAAAATCCAGACTAAGACCAAAATCTTTAGCCTCGTTTTTCGCGTTTTCAATTGCGGAAGCAACAGAAATAAGAAGGCCATCGGAAGACTTGTCTTTTAGCTTATTAATATGAGCTAAAGACCAGACAACCCGGCTTACTCCGGGATAAAAAAACGGAATAAAGTATTTCGCCGAAGATGTAAAAGCCTCTTTTACGACGCTCTGAGGTAAATCTAATTCCTTAGCTTTTGCCTCTATCATTTTTTTAATACCCAAAGTAAGAGAAACGGCTTCTTCTTGGGTGGAGATTTTTTTAATCTTTTCCGTCTGGTCGTCCGTTTTGTGATACTTCGCATAAAGTTCAGCGTATTTTTGTTCTAATGTATATTTAGATTCCATTATATTTTACTCCAATAAATTAACCCTGATAGATAATCGTCCAAGCCATGTTCCGCAGCGATGGTTAAAATTTCCTTTATCCTTTCGGGATTCGTATCTAATGGTTTGTCGCAGTATTGCCGAACAGCTTTTTCCCAGTTTTCCGGTTCTTCATTGCAAATGATGATTTTTGCTATATGAGAAGCGACGACTGATTGGTCGTCATTAAGTTTTCTTTTTTTGAACTTGGCTTTTAATACATTTTCGACCTTCTTTTTCACCTCACCGGCGTGTTGAGCATGAACGACAAACTTTGAAACGCTATATTTTTCGCTCGCCCCAATAGGAGAAACTTTTTTAGTTTGTTGTGGAACCCCCTTGCTATTAGCCGCCGGTCTTCCGCCGCCCGCTTGTTGCTGTTTATTTAATACGGGCTGGAACAATCCTCCGTCTTTTAGCTGCTTATAGGCGTTTTGATTTTCCAAAGACTGTTCATCGTCTGGAAGTCTCCCCGAATCCAATGCCGTGAAAGTCTCTCCCGGAGTGAGCAGACCCAATTCAGCCAATCTGACGTAGATTCTGTCCCTCAAGTCGTTATTTTTAAGGGCAATATCATCATAATATGGTGTCGGGAAGTTTTTAAATCCCACATTTTTGGCTATTCTCCTGATTTCTGGAATCAAAAACTCTGTTAAAAAGACGTTTCTACCATGATTTAGTCTGGCGAGAAAGACATCAACTTTAGAAGATTGATTGGCGAACTTTTCACCACCTACGAGAATGTTGTTAAGTCCGAGATTAATATCTCTATCTAATTGTTCGTATTTTGACGCTGTAAGAATGTTGCCTATTTCTGGAATGACAAATTTCGCATTAGTAGTATAATCAGCAATAAGAACCCTGCCGATAGACTCATTTTGGAATAATTTTTGCAAAGCTTTAATATGCTCTTGGTTGACTCCCCCCTCTTCCGGTTTTGCCCCCTGTGTTACGAGTAAAATAACCTGCTGTTGAGTTCGAGCGATGGCCGCATCGAGTTTTTTGAGTTCCATTTTATAGTTTACATCTTCCAATACAGGATAAACCATTGGGACGGCGAAAGGCTCGTAAGACTGTTTTTTATAGAAAATAGCCGTGACCATTTCGTTGTTTAATGGAATGTTAACAACAGATGCCGTTTTGTTCTTTATCAACTCCCTTACCTTTGGAGGCAGGCTTTCCAAAACTTCTCTATCTTCGTCGGTTTGAGGGTTCCTTAGTCTCGTTAATTCATAATCAGATAAACGTTTAGAATATATACCACTAGCGAAAGAAATATTACCTGAAAATAGTATGTCCGCTGGATTAAGAACCATATACCTTGCTGGAATTTTCGGTTCTTTTTCTCCTCCGTTAAAATTATCTTGCCCAAACACTTGTGTTATTTTTTTAACGTCTGCTGGTGAAACTAAGGAATCAAATCTTATTGTGAAAATGTTCCCCGAACGATAATACTCCCTATAGAATTCATCTTGGAAACGCCAGAGATTTATTTTTTTGTAAAGGGCTTCGAAAAAGTTTCTGGACGCTTTATTCCCCCCGGAGAAGTAAATATCCCCAACAGAAAATTCCGTCATCAAATCAATGATGTTTCTTATGACCGGGGAATTGGCGTAAGCTTTCTGGCACAGGATAATAACCTCTTTGATGTTTAGCTCGTTAGAGCCAAAAGAACTGGCGCTAGAATAAGGTAATGTCCCGGCTTGGATATTGGCATACTTATCGGTTCTTTCAATGGTAGAACCCCTGTTTCTTCTTGTCGTTGTAACGTCCGTGGCGATAGCGACCATCATTGGCTCCGCCGACGTATTTACCTTTTTTTCTTTTCTTGGAGCGGCCATAATTGTTCTTTTGGTTTAAATTACACAGTTTTATACAAAAAAGGGGGTAAAAGTAGACGGGGCTTCAATTATTTCTGTTTGGAGCTCGTGGTAGAGCTTTACCCCCCAATTTCCTAACAATAAAGCTGTATAGTTGTCTTTTCTTGCCCTTTTTTCTGTAGAGTCTCTCTTTAAATGATGCGGTAAATCAAAAGATTGCGTTCCTTTGGATGTGGAAGAAACTTCTATCAAGGCGCACTGTTTTTTCGTTTGATAAATTATGTCATCCTGAAATTCAGCTAATTCCCCCAAGTCTTTAAAAGGGATAAGAGAAACATTAATATTACATTGAACGGCTCTCTCGAAAGCGGCATCACTAGCCCTTATAAAAGAAGCAAACCAAATTTTCTTGTGGTCAATACAGGCTTGAAGATGCTGATTTGCCTGTCTGATAAACTCGGTCGTAAAAAATTGCCGAACACAAATTCTGCCCGTTTCTTTATTATATTGAGTCTTCGCTATTTTGAGATTCTTACGATAGGTTATATCATCATCCGTTTCGCTTGGAGCGTCGAAAAATGAAAGAAGTATTCTATTTGTCTTAAATAACGCACTTTCATTCGCTGCGTCAATAAATTGAGAACCAGCATGGTCGATAATAATTAAATGAATATCGAAGTTCGTCATTAGATAAAAAAGATATTTGATGTGGTCTTTCAAATCTCCACCGGCGACAGCATATCCATGAACCATTGTTCCTTCCTGACTTTCATCGTCTAATTCAAGAACTGACATGGCAAAAAAGTCGGAAGCTTTACTTTTGCTAAAACTTGGGTCAATCGCCAGAACATATTTCTTGCCCCTTCTTCCAGCAACCAAAGAAGTCGGCTCTTCTCCTTCTTTTAGTGTACATTCCTGCATTTTTCTTGCCGAAAAGTAACCATCGCTTTCATCAACAAACTGAGCGCAATATTCTCTTAAAAAACTAGCTTTAGAAGACCCACCAGAACGAGCTTCTTCTACCACTGATTGGTCAATCATGTAAGAAGGAAGAGCCTCATATGACAATTGAGCGATAAAATAAGTTCCCACTTCTTTTATATTTTCGTCTTTTACGTCGTTATAAATGATGTTTTTCCATTCTTGATAAGTCGCAAAAAGGTTCTCGAAGGTGTAACTAGCTGAAGAAAGAGCAACCATTTTGGAATTATTATCGAACTCCATCCGCTGGTCTTCGGTAATAATTCCTTTCGTTATTAATTCGTTTTCTAATTCTCTAATACTCATTCGTTCTTCTAAGTCCAACGGCGAAGATAAGAATGGTTTCAAAACGTCTTCAATAATGTTTTTGGGCATCAGAAGGTATTCGTCAATGAGAATGACGTTGGCTCGAAGGCCGCGAATTTTCTCCCCGTTTAACGGAATAGCCGAGACGCTGCCGTAATTAATCTGCCACTCAAACAAATCGCTTCTTTTTGATGGCCCAGAGGAAAAAGCTTGTCTTAACAATTCAGCGCCCGGGGCTTTTATCATTTTTTCAAGATAAGTGCTAAAGATAATCCTTGATGTTCTAAAAGTAGGGCCCGCCAAGATAATCTTAGACCCCGGCTCGAAAATACACTGTAAAAAACAAAAAACCGCCGCCATGAA